TTCTTACGTGAGTTTGTTTCTTCTCTTTTTGTATTCTACGCAAAAATGCATAGTAGATTATTTGTGTAAAGTATGCAAAAGGATTAGAGGATTTTTCTGGATTAAAATTCTTTACATACTGTAAACAGTTTTCAATTCCATCTGAAATCATTTCATCTCTATAAGTGTAGTTAATAAAGTTTGGCCTATAAGATAGGTGTGTTGCTATCTTGAGAAAACACTCACCGATATAGTTTGTCACTGGTGGAATGTTATCCTCATCAGGCCATGTTTCACGCCAGTCTATCATTGCTTGTAAGAACTTCTTATTATCTACGTAATGCGGCTTTTGCTTTTTATTTTTCTTCATAAGGTACTCCCAATATATTTACTTACTATACTATACTGAGGGTAATATGTCAATACCCCAAAGAGACTTGACATATCTTATTTTATGTGTATAATAGGTTATGTGGAACCGTTAATGAATTAGTTTACTTGGTGACTCTTCTGCTTCTAAGAGTTCATCATATATCTCATCATTAGTATAATCGTCTAGTTCTTTTTTCTCAGACTCAGTATTGTGGACAATATCATCAATTTCATCGCCTATTCTTTTAAGAACATATTCATAATATCTTGCTAGGCCAGGTGAAGCCTCTGCCGATGTTACTACTGAGGTTGCCGGTATAGAAAAATATTTTTGTTCAGTAAAGGGTTGAAACCATCTAGACAAACTCAATCCTTCACGTAGTCCCTCTGGGCTCATTTCTCTAGTATGAGTCATTAGTAGTGGATTTTGAATTTCATAAACACGTTTAAGTAAATCTTTAGAATCATCATATTGCTCAAAATCTACTTCACAGATTATATCCTCTCCGTTAGCTAATTTTAGAACTGTATATGAAATATCGTTCATTTGATTTTTACCTTACTTATCTCGTAATTAAACTGTTCTTCATTATAGATATTTAGTCTTTCAAAAAAATGGTTAAGAGTAAAATTTCGTCTTTCCTTATAACTTATATCATCTGCAATATCAAATACTAAAATGGAATCTTTAGTTGATGATGTACGCAAGCCTCTTCCAATTGACTGCAAGACTCGTATTTTTGACTTAGACGGACTTGCGAGCACGATGTTGTTAATATTGCGAATATTAATACCAGTACTAAAAGTACCATAGCTTGCAATTGTTGTAGACTTTCTGTGACCCTCAACCAATCCACGTATTCTTTCCCTTTGCTCAGTATCCGTTCCACCGTATACAAAATAAACATTTTCACTTCCTTTCATTCCATCATATAATACTTTACCATGTTTCTCTACTAACTGAAATAAACATAGAGTGTTACCATTAAGAGTGTTACACAAATCTAGAATAAATTTATTTCTAGACTCCTTAGATACAATATAATCTAGTTCCTCAGCATAAGTCATTTTTTGTCTAATGTTTGGATGTTTAAGAGTAATACACTTAATTTTGAGATTAGCGAGAGTCTTTTTATCTATGAGGTCTTTTGTACTCACAACTTTTTCAGCTGCACCAAATAGTCCCTCTAGTACAAGTTTATGCGTCTGTGTACCGTCTAACGTCCCTGTAAGACCAAATCTATACTTACATTGGTGTAACTTAGTCATAATACCAGTAAGAGACTTTGCCTTAAACATATGGGCCTCGTCACCAATTACACACCCAAACTGCTCAAAGTATTTCTTAGGCATCTTGTATACAGATTGCCATGTAGATATCACAACATCTTTCTCTATCTTTGTTGTGTACCCCTGATAGACCTTTTGACAGTATGTACCAGAACTCCATCCATAATCCTCAAAATCTGTGTACATCTGTTCGACCAGAGATGTGGTAGGAACAAGAATCAGTGTTCTATGTCCAGCCATCTGGTAGTATCGAACTAACGCATATATTATTAGAGACTTACCAGAAGCAGTAGGAGAAACAAGAAGAGCCCTATTTCTGGCAATGGCCAACCGTACAGCTTCGATTTGATAGTCTCGTATCTTGAGCGACTTTCCTTTACTTTTTGGCTTGAGTGACTTGATAAATCCTCTAACAACCTTATCCACAACATTCCGCTCATCTTCAACTCCTTCCTCTATCGTATATTTAACATTTTTAGATTTGCAATATTCTTTTATGTATGGTAAAAGACCAACGTATATTTCACCACTTGCTGGAGAGAACAAACGTATCTTTCCATCCCACACACGATTACGAACCATTGGCATGAACTTTGCGCCTGGCACTTCAAACGTAAAAAAATCTGTCAACTCCTGACTAAGTGATGGAGACAAGTCGGATAGTGTGAGATATACTTCGTTTTTCTTAGATATAAGCATTTTGTAATGTGTGAGGCTCTCCATACTCACCTCGTACTATAACATTCCATGCGATACTCGCACGTTCTTTTGATGTTGATGGAACCCAATGCATCAACCAAGATGGAAAGAAAAGAGCAATATCCTCTACAGAGTCGAATTGTATCATTCCTGAGTTATCCCAATTAGGAGTATTTCTTGGTTTAAGAATTGTTGCTGCAGGCCTAGGGTCAAAAAACTGAATAGGTGAGCCACTTTGTAAATAGTAAACACCAGATAAAATATTATTTGAATGTGTGTGTGGTGCGTGAGATTGACCTTCACTTAATAAGTTACCCCACATATTTGTTATCTCTATTTTGTCAAACTCATAATCACCGTCTTTGAGAATCTTTTCTGAATACTCTAAAACTTTATCAGCAAGTGACCTAAAAAAAGACATACGATGAAGATCGTCATCTTTACCTTTAAGTTGGACATATTGTAACATTTGTTTTTTATCAAGAGAATCTATATTAAGTTTAACCTCATGAATAGATGTAGGAAAACACTTAAAGGTACGCATTTGCTTTTCCTGCCGTAGTTCCGTAATGACCTTTGGTAAGTATGTTCCATGACACACTCACTCTCTCTTTACTGTCATTTGTTTTTACCCAGTGTTGTAACCATGATGGAAATACCACTCCTGTATTTTCTTTAGGGTTTAATCCAACAGAGGAGACATTCATTGAATTACCGTTTTTTATACGAGGGGATAAAACTAATGCTTGTGATCTAGGATCAATAAATTCTAAACTACCAGAGAGATCATCAGACTGTAGATAAAAAACTCCTGACAAAAAATTATTTGAATGTGTATGGGGAGAGTGGGATTGAGCTGGAAATAATACGTTTCCCCACATACCAGTTATAATTACATCTTCGTACTCATACCCCAACTTATCAAGTACTTTTTTATTTACTTCTATAATTTCATCCTTGAACTTTTTGAAGTACGACATTACATGAAGATCATCTTCAGTTTGTATCATTCCTGTTGATTTTATTTTTCCTCTCTTGATATATTCTATCATATGTTTTTTATCAAGAGTATTAATATCTAAACTAAACTCATGAATTACTGTTGGAAAAAAAGAACTCGAAACTACATCAACCATGCTACTATGCTCCATCTTGTTCCCTCTATAACTTTTTTTGCTTGATGAGGATAAAGAAAATTAGAGGGAAATATTACTGAAGACCCTTTGTTTGGTTTTATCTCTTTTCCAGCAACAACAAACTCTCCACCCTCATAGTCATCATTCAAATACAATAGTGCAGATACATGAGGGTATCCCCACTTTTGTCCATGACTGTGATGAATATTGTCAACGTGTTCTGACATGAATCCGCCAGGCCCATACTTGTTGATTCTAAAATCTGTAGTATGCTCACACATAAAAAGAGGAAACTCATACTCATATTGTCTGACAGCTTTTGCAAAACAATCTTTTAGAGGATTATAGAACACACTGTCTTTTTTAATCCAAACGTCATCCATCACAACACGGTTTGCAGAATCTTCATGAACTTTTTCGTGACTAGAAAAGGACGATGGTTTAAAGTCGTGCTTGAATTTCATAAGGTCATTACATAAACTATTATCTACAATGTCCTCATAGACTTTTATATAATCTTGAACGTCCATTTACATCATTCCAGCTTCAAATTGTTTCCATGATATGGCGTGTTTGATATCCCATCCACGATTATCTATGGATTTGATTACACCATCTATAAATTTTATAGTAGTTTCTAGATAGGCAATTTTATTGGAGAGTTCTATGATATCATTGTCTGATGAGATGTAAATTTGTAAATCAGTTTTTAGTACCTTTAGGTCAAAAGGTTTTGCTGCATAGACTTTTGCATCAGACTTACCACCATAGTACTCCCACTTCTCACGATACATTACTTGGTAATCACCTTTATTTCTTGCGAGTAAAAGTTCAAACCTTGATTTGTAATCTAACCACTTGGCTTTTATTTCTTGATTGTAAAAAGATTCCTGATCTATGTTCTCTACATTTTTTACAGGAAGGTCTTTATAGGATTCTTGTTTCAATTCTTCTAGTGTCATAATATACTTTCATAAAAAAAGGTTGAGCAGAGTTTGATTACTCCTTGTTTACTATATTGACCCTGATGAGGCTGCCGAGTTTGTCATCAGAATTTAAGTCTGAAGATTTGATATATTTGTTAAAGTCTATCAAATCTCTGCTCGTTTCTATTTATATCATACAATTGCTTCAATTTCATATATCTGATATGCAAAATCTACAGATGCGGTAAGATACTCAACATCAGTGGCAGCTTGATTATATTCCAATGCAGTCAAAGCAACAGGATATAAATCTTTGAAAGTAACATTTACAATTGGATTATTTTTATTGGATAGAATTGTTAATGTTGCATCAGAGAAAAGTGCGTTGTTAGGAGAGGCTGGTTGAACATCTCCAATATCACCACTTGTACTTGCTGCACTTCTTACTGCAATTGGAGTGTTTGAGGTATTTGTTTTAAAATCTGAGAACTGTTTTCTATTTTTAGGAAATCCTATTGCAGTCATCCACTCATGAAGACTGAGATAATTTTCTAAAAACTCATCAACAATAAAACTTATACTTAGATTATCAAATGTAAGTTGATCACCTTGCATTGGTATAGACTTAAATGGTGTAGGTATCACAACATCAGAGAGTGCAATAGCTGGTACAGTTGCCGTAGTAGTAAAAAACTCTACCTTCGGTAATTGATGTATACCAAACTTAAACTGAGTCGGACTTGCATAGTCTAACTTGGTTGGTTGTCTTTGAATTGTAATGTTACTTGCCATACTAGTATTTATAAACAAAAAAAGAGGGGTCTTGCGACCCCTCTAAGTTTGTAGTTAAGTTTCTTATTATTACATAAGATTGTTAACTTTAACCCTACGATAGTAAGAGTTGGTGTTGGCATCCAAGGAAGCATCTGAGTTAAGACCAGAAGCAGGGAAACCATCAGCACTCGCACCGGCAGCAGCAAATGGATTTGCGGCCATTCCGTAACGAGTCTTGAAACCAATCTTAGGTTGGAAGGTGTTCTCACCAACCGCACGAACCATCTGTAGTGGAACGTATGGGCAGTAGAAGAAACCAGCATCATAAGGAGATGTACCCTTATAACCAGCAACATAGTACTGAGAAGCAGCTACGTTTGCACTGTAAGGATCGACATATACCTTATAACGACCATTCATCACACCAGCGAATGTGGCAGATGTATCGTCTACGTTAAGGTTGTTGTTGAGGGCAGGAGTGTAATCAAGAACACCAGCCATCTGAAGTGCAGAAGCAACATCAGCAGAGCAGATAATCATGTTACCTTTACCTCTACGAGTCTGTTGACCAATAGCATTGGCATCACGCTCGATCTGGAACATCAGACCTTTAAACTTCTCAACAGACCAACGTCCGTTAGAGTCTGTGTCAAGGTCAAAAGTACCAGCAGTTGTTGTGTTAACTTGAGCACCGGCAACAGCCGTTACATACAAGGAACGAACAACTTCACGGTTGATCTCAGCAAGAATTTCCGTGGAAAGAATGTTAGAGAGTTCTGTCTCTGCATCCAAACCGTGGATTGCTTTGAGGTCTTGAGCAAGTTCCATTGTGTACTCAGCTTTGAGGGCACGTGTAACTGCTGTAACCGTTGTCTTTTCGATGCTGAATGCCATCTCTGCGAAAGAGTTAGCAGCTGCATCACCCAATGCTTCACCTTGAGCAGTAGTCATACCTGTAGGACTTGTGTAAGTTCCAGCAGGACTATCGTTCAGAAGTTTAGGATTGGTTCCTGTCATTGCAGAAGAAGTCAAATCACCAGCGGCATCATCGTTAGAGAAACCTGTGTTTGCTTCGTCAACAAGAGCCTCTGCACCATCAGAAGATGCAAACTTTGCTCGCATTGCAAAGATCAAGCCCGTTGGGCCAGTCATTGGTTGAACACCGCATACGTCATACGCAATGAGGTTAGGCATTGCACGGCGAACGAGTGAAATCAAAATTGGATCCCAGTTTGAAATCTGTCCACCTGTGCTGTTTACTGGTGCAGCTTCTGAAAGAAAACTTGCGTCTTCTCGCATTGCTTTTTCTTGGTTTTCCAAGATGAGAGTGGTAACAGCCCGCTTGTAAGAATCACCAATCTTTTCCAGATCGGGATGTTCTAGGACTGGCTGCCACTTTTCTTGTAGATGTTCTGTTTGAAACATTTGTTTCTCCTTTTTTTATTTACATCTGTTATAATTTATGCACTCGCCTTATGATCACGACTGATAGCTGACATATACTTTTGCATAGTATCAGTCGTATCAACGTCCTGTGCGGTGCCACCATCTTCATCATCAAAAGAAGTTCCTGCATTACTGGAAGGTGCAACTTTAGGGAAATAACTTTCCTTTAGAGTGGAGAGTTTTTCACGGAAAGACTCTTCATCTGCAAAGTCAACATCTTCAGTAAGTGACTTGAACTTTTCAATCTCTGTGTCTGCTAAATCTTCTGAGACTTGAGCAATAACTTGCTCACGAACCAATGCAGAATTTGAAGTTGAAATTTCAACATTCTTCTGAATTTCTTCGTTAATCTTCTCTTCTAACTCAGCAATCTTTTCTGATTGTGCTTCCAGAACGTCATATTTTTCGTCTGGAACGTCAATATAGTGATCTTCAAACAACTGTTTCAGTCCAGAGATAAAGTCTTCTGCAATTTCACCTTTAAGTCCACGTTCAATTGCCAACTCGTTCTCTTTAGTCCATTCATCTACAACATAGTTGAGGTAAGTATCGACTTTCTCAGTAAGTTCATCTTTGAAAGTTTCAACTTCTACTTCTTTCTCACTATTTACTGCCTCTACAATACGCTCTACTTCTGAACGCATCTTAGATTTAACCGCAGCTTCAAATACTGTAGCTGCTTTTTTCTTAAACTCTTCAGAAAATTCTTCACCTTCTGTAAGAGCCTCAACGTCTTCTTTGACGCTGATAGTTTTAATTTTCTCTTCAATTTCTGCTTTCGCATCTTCAAGAGCTCTTAGTTCTTCTTCAGTCTTTGCTTCTGAAGCCTCTTCAACTGATTTTTGATGAGAAGCAATCATCTCTTCAATTTCAGCCTTCTTCATTTTACCGATATTTTCAAGGTATTGAGCCTTAGTCAAAGATTTTGCTTCTTCCAACTCTTCACCATCGTGATCTACTTGATCACCGGCTGCAAGTTTTTCGGGTTTTTGTGGTGCAACTTCACCTTTTTGTTGTGGATCACCAGATATTTCTTTTGCTTTTGCAGCAACTTTCTTTGCTGGTGCGTCTTTTTGTTCTGGGTCAACGACAGCAGCACCAGTATCTTCTACTTCACCGCCTGGTGTTGAACCTTTTACTTTCTTTTGACCTTCAGCAGGAGTAGCACCCTTTTTAGGTGCATCGGCTCCATTAGCTTCCTCGATCTCTTCGAGTTCCGCCAGAACCTCTGCTTCAAGTTCCTCAATTGTTTTGTCTAATTCGGACATAGGGTGTCTCCTTAACTAGTTTTTGTAATATTTATTTATAAATTAGAGTTTTTCAAGAAATTTAGCAAACTCTAAAGCTTCTAAATTTACTTGTCTTTGATGCCTCTTTACATCAAATTTCTTTTTTAAATCTGCAACATGAGCTTCCACAAGTGCTCCATTATTCCAAACCCACTCTTTTCCCTCCATAATACCTTCTACGAAAGCATTAGGAGCAGAGGGGTCTGCTACGATATCTGCTGCTGTTGCAAGATAAAAATCATCACTTACCACATTGGCTCCGCCTTTTTGTCTCAAACTTCCCATACCTCTAGAGGAAACACCTAGTTTTGCACCTTCATCCATTAAATTTTTAACTATCTTACCCATAGGTGTGTCCATTATTTTAGCTTCACCAATAAAATTTTTACCGTCAGGCTTTAATGATGTAATCATGTGAGAAACCCTTTCCAGATTGACTGTTGGCCCGTCTGGATGTCCTAGTTCGCCAAATGCCCGATTTTGCTCAATAAAATTTTTATTATACTTTCTTACTTCTTCATCAAGTACTTCCATAGGATATACTCGTCCATTACGATTCTTTATGTCCGCTTGCATAAAAATACCACGAATCTTGTAATTCTTTCCACCGTTCTCTTTCTCTTCGGTGATATATTCTACTTCTTCGACTGCTTCAGAGATTAATTTTACTGTATCCATTGTGTTATCCTTATGATATGTTATCGTAACCTGATACTTTTTTGCATTTTAGAATTATAAATCCAACACACGCACTGTCATTTTCATAGAAAATATCTCCAGTAACACCAGAACCAGCGTTGTTTGCTATTGATGGTAGAGTCTGACCACTTACATTAAAACTACCATTTCCGTTTAATGTTAAAGCAGTTACATTAGATGTAGCATCAAATTCTATTTCTGTAGTAGAACTAACTGACCATTGACAAGCAACAATTGAAAGCCTAGGATCAGTGGCTGCACCAGCTAATTCTGATGCATCAACAATTTTTGTAGCAGTTCCATTTGTTCCTGTAATAGTAGTTTTAATTATATACTCAAAGTCTGAATCTACCAATTCTTGTGTTGTATATGCCATGTATCAGCTCCTAAATCGACAACATTTCTCTTTCAAAATACTTTAAAAGTTCCTTTTCGGGAACTCTAAACTTTTTTGATGTATCTTTGATACTTTTTTCAAAACTATTTAGGAAATCTGAAGGTTTAGAATCCATTTTTTTGAAAATTTGATCAACAGCATCCTTCATCTTCGGAGAAAGTCTTTTATACTCCTTAGATTTCTTGTGTTCATCTTTTTCAACTAAAGACTCATACAGAGAATCAAATCTCATTACTCTTCTTCTTCCTCTTGAGAAACACTCATACTCTTTACAAAAGTACTTGCAATTTCTTTACGTTTTGTTTCTAAAGTATCACCAACCTTTGTGGCCATACTTTTAGTGAAAACATTTTCTGCTTCCATATTATTTCCATCTGCAATTGCATTTACAAATTCTTTACTCATAATTAATTTCCTTCCTCTTCTGGTTTTTCATAATCTGGCATCTGGTCTGGTGTAATAATACCACCACCACCATCTTGTGGGTATCTTGTAATACCATCACCACCATCTGGTACATCAATTCCACCATCCATTGGATCAATATCTGTCTCACGTTGTATCTGTTTTCTCATCTCATCAATCTCAGCATCGTTCATACGTAGAACTTTCTTGAGAACATATTCTTTGCTAAAGAATGTTCCAATATAAGATTGTATACTTTCAAGTGATTGTATTCTATTCTCTAGAAGCTCTGCATCTTTTAACTCTGAAAAATGACCATCCTGTAAGAAGTCATACTGAAGATGTTCTTGCATCATAGGCCAATCGTCTGGTGCGATAACTCCCTTTAACAATAGTTGAGTTTTAAGAATGTCTGTAAAGAGTGGTGTGAACTTCTTACGAATACGTTGCACGAACTTTGTAAACTTGAGTTCATCTCTTGTAATCTCTGTAGACCTTCCAAGAGAAAATCCTGCTTCACTATCCATTCTTGAAATAGGAACATTGAGAGACTTGTAAAGTTTCTTTTGAAAATATACAATGTCATCAATCTCACCAAGATTAGAACCGCCTGGCAAAGTTGTAATTTCTGTTCCTCTTCCACCTTCTCTTCGTGGGAGCCAGAAATCTTCTAACATACTCATATGATTTCTATCGTCACGAATCTCACCAGTGCTTGCATCATACACTAACTTGTTACGATAACGATTCATAACATCTTTGAGATATTGTTCTGCCTTAATCTTCGGTAGATTACCAACGTCAATATAGAATATTCTACGTTCTGGTGCTCGTGATATGCGATAGATAACCAACGCATCTTCAATCATACGTAACTGGTTGACAGGTTTGATTGCTTTGTGTAGATAAGAAAGTACTCTACCAGTATTACCATCAATAAGTCCAGAGGGACAATACGCAATAGCATCAGCAGAAATTTTTATACCTGATCCTTGACCACTTAAACCAGCAGAATTAAGTCCTCTTTCATTATAAAGAAAATAATCTTCAACTTTTTCTGTTACTTCTACACTAGATTTAACTTCTTGTTTCTTTTTAAGTTGTCGTACTTTTCTAATCTTAGTTGGATCAATATACCTAAGTTCAATGATACCCTGCTTAGGATTTTTGGTATCTATAATTTTGTGAAAGAATACTCTACCGTCAATATACCAACGTCTGAAAACATCGTGGCCCTTCGATTCAAAATGAAGTAACCTTAGAACTTCCATAAATTCTATTCTAATTTTACGTTTAATTTTTTCTGGAAAAGGTAATCTATCTAAAGTAATCTGTACTGGTACATCGTCCTCATTAGAAATAACTCCCTCGTTTACGATATCTTCTATTGCAGTATCACACTCTGGTTGTTGTGCAATATCACGATACCTACGAATTAAATCTACTTCAGTACGTTCTCTACCATCTTGATCTAAAATTTGTCCAAAGAAACCACCACCGGCAATATCAATAGTGCCATCATCGGAAGTGGGGGAAGTGAATGATGGTACACTTCCCTCCGACTTCTTTGGTCTTTCTATACGGAACCCGAAAAGTTCAGCCATAATATCTCCTACTCATTATATTTAGTAGGTTAAAATTAGAAGCTTACGCCACTAGGTTCAAAGTGTTGATACTGCCAAGTTACATCGAAAGTTTCGATTGCTGTTGCTTCTTCATTTGTTAAGTCAATTTGACTAATTGTCAATGGATATGCTGATCTAAAGATATAACTTTTTAGTACAGTATCATCACGATCCAGTTGTTCAACGGTCAAGTCTGTCTGATAATCAGCAGGAGAAATAACTCCTGTATTTTCAGCATAGTCGTTGATACCATTTTGCCATCTTTCCATTGCATTTCGTATCATGAAGTCTGTATCATTCATGAATGTAACTGACCAAGGCTCAGGAGCTGGACGATCACCAGATACATAAATGTTTCTTCCACGAAATGGTACAGGTATTGCAGCAAGAGTTGATGCTGGTAAATTAGAAGCAGTCACAAGAAATGAAGTTCTACGAACATCTAGTCCAATTGCAATGCCAGGCGGTGGAGTAATCGTTACTCTGTATTGGTTAGCACGAGCACCACCACCGATTAAGTTAGCTTTGAAGTCATCTATCTGTGCCATGATTAACCTCCTACCTCACTAAAGTCAACCCCTGTTCGAGTTGCAATAAAGTTTAGGGTAATAAAGTTAATTGAACGAGCAGGCTTAATGTAAATATCTCCAATAAACTCGTTTCGGTCAATAACTTCGCCGGTATTATTTGTACCGTCTGCGACTACCTTAAAGTCTGTAATACCTCTTCGACCTTGAACATCTCTCAAGAAAGGTTCTACCAAGTTACGGAACTGTGCCCGTGTAAACTCATCGTTAAATTCAAAGAGTTGAAACTTAGCAGCTGTTGCAATTGCTTTCTCAAGAACCAAGAACAAACGTCTTACGTTGATACGGTCAAATGCACTTGGTTTTGCAAGAGCAGTTTTATCACCAAACAGAACCACACCTTGGCCTGGGAAGTTAACCACTGGATTAACTCTGAAGCGATATAGTTGATCTCTTTCTCCACCTGTAGGATTGTAAGAAAGAGAAATTGCACCTCTTACGTTTCCACGATTGTAACCAGCAGGAGAGAACCAAGGATCAGCAACACCATCTGTATTTGCACACAGACCAGCAATATCACCGTTCAATGGAACAAAACGATATACGTCATTGTATTTGTCGTACATATATTTGTAACCACTGTCAAACACAACATAAGAAGATGAAGGACATAGTTCAAATGCCTCTGTTACATTTTCTGTTTGTGTAGTTGAATTTGTGATACCAACTGTTGCAGCCCGATATGGAGAAACAAATGCAACACAGTCTTTTCTACCTTCCACAAGAGAGGTAATCATTGTTACATGAGTATCTTGTCCAGCTGCAGTGTTCGTTACACCAGAACTTGGGCCACCCATTACTAGGTTTACATTTTCTGTTTCTGCATCAGCAAACTTATCATACGCAAGTTCCAGTTCACCAGCAGTAACAGAATAATCATCCGTACCACCTGTAAATGTTACAAGAGTGATAGGTTTGAGTTCTGTGTAAGCACTTGTTGTATCAGTTCCCCAGTTTGTACCAGTAGAAATATGATCACCCCAATAAACAAAATCAGACTGATTAAAGAACACTGTCGGATAGTAGATACTATCTCCCTGAGGCCCTTTTGCAGAAGGATTCTTTGAAAGGTTAGCATATGTTTCTATGATAGCAGAAGTTCTTTGTCCTGCTACTCCAGCAGCAAAACCTGTTATGTCGCCTGTACCGTCAAAGACTACAACGTGCATCTCATCACCAGCACCTCGACCATTTTGTGTATTCCAAGCAGAAGTTCTAGGAGCAGCATCAAATCGGTCAGCAAATCTCCAACGTCTTGTTATGAAAGAGTTGTCAGGAATAACGGTTTGTAGACCACCTTCATCTGCATCGTCTTTCAAACGAATAGTTAATACTTCACCACTGATACCAGTAACTTCGTATTGAGTATCACCACTTTCTACTGAAGCGTAAGCAGAAAATGCCATACTGACGTTATCTGAAATTGTAATTGCTTTATCTAAAACAAGAGCAGTTTGGGATGTAACAGTTTTAACTGTAACTACTTCATCAATTCCAGCTGCAATAACTCGCATACCAGTTGTGATTGTACCAGAGTTTCCATCAACTGTTAGGTTGATAGAAGCTGTGGATATTGCACCATTACTTGTTGCAGTAACACTATCGTTTGTGTGAAACTTGATCATGTCTCCAACTTGGAAGGCAAAACCAGAGGCATCAGCATCATCGACTGTTATCGTTGTATCACCAACTGCACCAGCACCGTTGACTAAGTTGCCAACACCCAAATCTTGTTCGTATGCAGTTGCAGAAGGACAAACTTCCAATCGTAGAGAGTTACCATGTGTACCAGCTGACCTAGCATACCAATCATTAGAGGTAACTTGACCATCACCTGTCTCTGAGTAATAACTTGCAAAATATACATCATCGTTTTGAATTAGTACACCAGAAGCTTCTCCGGCATTTAACATACCAGTTTCGGCACGAACTACTTTTAAAGTATTACTATACTTTAGGAAATTAGAACAGGTAAACCACCACTCATAGTTAGAGGCATTTGGTTTACCAAAATTATTGACGAGATCAGCTTCAGAGGTGATATTAACTACTTTTGATATTGGGCCTTTTTCAAAGACTCCAGCAAGAGCTCCAATAGTGGTATCAACACTAGGAACTACGTTAGTTAAATCAATCTCTTTAACATGAACGCCAGGAGAAACTAAAAAACTCATTTGCGTACTCCTTATTTTTTAGTAAGAGTGTTTTCTATTCTGTACAGATATTTATAAAAAAACAATTCTACAAAAACTATTTTTATAGGTGTTATAACATATAAATAACTATATGGTTAATGAACATTATGAGAAGTACAAAGAGACAATTAAAAAGGTAGCTCGTAGAAACTATCGTAAAAGAATCTTATTACTCAATGACTTTCTAATAGATAAGTCCTGTAAACACTGTGGAGAGAGTGAAACTGTCTGCCTCAAGTTCTATCCACATGATTCAGAGATACGAAAACTAACAAAACGTGTTGGTACAAATGATGAGAGCCGTAAAGAAATATTTCACCTTATAGGAAAATCCCAGATATTGTGTTCTAACTGTTGGATTAAGGTAGATAATGATTTAATAGAGTTTATTTAATCACCAGTTCGATCCGTAATCTCTTACAACTGGATTCCATTTAGTTCCATATTCATCAACCATCTCTCCTATGTTTTCATCTTCTAAACCATTTACAATAAACCCAAATGGAGCCATATCCTGTTCCAACATATCTTGTTGTTCTGCCATCATAGTCTTACGAATATCCATGTCTGTCAATTCTTTAAAATATGTTTGGTCTGTAACCCATGCAAATATAAACAGACAAGCAACTAGGTCATCAGTACACCCTTCGTCTGCTTGATGAGAAGAACCCTTGACTATAAAGGTAGATAGTTCATTGATTATATCGTAGTCTTCGATAACAAGTTTGTTGTCCTCTACCAACTGTTTTAAGTTTGAACACCCTATCTTCTTCACTGCCTTTGTTGTTCTCACTCCAAGTTGTGCCTTACCACCACTAAACCCACCGCCTAATACTTGACCAGCTCGACCTCTCATAGATGCCATGATAAGATTATCATACTCCATATCAAACTGAAGTGCATTTGCAACCTGTTCACCTATATCGTTTACCTCAACTAATACAAATGCTTGGTTGTATGCCCTTGCAACTTCGTATATCTTTGCTGGAAATAATAGTGGTTTTATCTCATTGTCTCTAAACTTTGCAACCACTTTATATGGCATCTGTGATACATCAACCACAACAAATGCAGAGTAGTCATTTGCAGTTCCCCTTGATACGTCTGCACATAAAACATATGTTTTATCTTTTTCTGGTAGTTCATGAACGTCAAGTCCAGCATTCGACTGCTTTGGTTCTCTGTACGGCATCGTTCTGAGTTTTGCTGGTGATATGAGTGTATTAATAGAACCAAGAAACTCACACTCAAATTCTGTGTTGAACTGAGCCTCTGAAGTGTTTTTTATAGTTTCTTCTTTCCACTTTTCATCACGGCCTGGCACTTCACTCCAATGAACCTCTATGGGAACGTAAGAGTTTCTCTGTTCTTCTGCATCCACCCACAACTTATAGAACATATTCATACCATGTGGAGTGGATACAATCATCACCTTTGTGGTCTTACCAGATGAGATGGTGGGGTACACAGAGGAAAAAAATTGTTCTGCGACATTGCTAGGAACGTAGGCGAACTCGTCCAGAAATATAATGTTATAAGAGCCACCACGCACTGCACTAGCACTAGTAGATGAGGCAAGTATTTTTGAACCATTTTCCAACTCCAAAGAACCTTTGTTCCAACTCATAACTCCTTGTTGTAACCACTTGGGAAGATGTTCATATGCAAGTTGTAGTCTACCAAGAAGGTCACGAGCAGTTGCAGCTTTGTTTGCAAGTATTGCTACATTCACAGATGCATTAAACAAAACGTAATGCAGAAGATAAGCGATGATAGTAGTGGATTTTCCAGACTGTCTAGGAAGTTTACAAATGGTGAAACGATTGTTATGAAATGTTCCTACCATCTCTTTTTGAAAGTCATACATCTCAAAAGGCACAAGACCTTCATCAAGAGATACGATACGAATGTATGTCTTGATAAAGTAGATAGGGTCTTTCATACATTTAGAATATTCCTTAATCTCATTCTTTGTCCACTCTTGAGCGACATTGGCCTTCTTGAGATTAGGATTACCAAGATAGACTGAATCAGTCATCATTCCCCATTTCGTTTAGACCATCTTCCCACCAACTGATCTTAGGGTCTAAAACTCCATCATTTATAATTCTTTTCAATCTTTTATCATACTCTTCCTTTGTTGGAGGAGCATCACCATTTACACCATCAATAACAAATTGAATGGTTGCAGCTGCAATACTTAGACTTGCACACTTACCGATTACGTATCCATTTAATTCATCAATCATGATTGTAGGAGAAGCCAACTTAAATTTACCCACCATCTCATGTGGGACTTTAAAATATAGACCACCCTCTACATATATTTTTGCTGGATATGGGTGCAATTTATTTGTGTTTGAGTCAACAACACGAACAAAATCGAAACCGTCAATATTTTTAAATACGACTGCATATCCTTTATTTGTTTTTGGATTTTTTTCTACGTAATTAGGAGCTCCAAACTTATCCATGAGTTTCATAGCAAAATTTTTCGGGCCCTCGTATTTCCAATCCCCTATATCAACATTTTCTTTGATAAAACTTTTAAATCTTTTCATTGACATAATACCCCAATCTTACATCCGACAAATTACCATCAGCCTCATATCTAAAACTTTCTGGACTACGATTATTCACAAATGGTAAATGTTCGTATTCTTTGTAGTCTTCATTTTTCCACACAGGAGTAATCTTTGTTCCTATGTTATAATTCCATGCCAGAGTATTCCCCTGCCTTAAATGTATCTCTATTACTTTGTCATCCTTTGTTTCTATATTTAGGTATTTTTCTGTTTCTATACCATGAATCCATTCTGGCAAAACGTCAAAAGAAAAGGGAAAGTCTATAACTTCCCATTCTTTAAACTTTGTAAGATTATCTGTGTTAAAGTGCGTACCCTTCATACAACAAAATGGCTCCCAATGACTATGAATACCGCCTTTGCCCTCATTGACCCACTTGTAATCTATTGAGTAATGGTTTCCATCAAACCACTCACACCAAAAATAGCCAGGCGGAATATGTTTATGATATTTCATTTTTTCTGCATGAATGTTCACATCTAAGAATTTTTTGTGAGCACCAATACCCATACCACACAAATTGTATATTGGTCTTATAATATAGTTACCAGTTTTTTTGATGGGAACACAAGCAGGGCCACAATCATATCCTAGTTTGGATGACAACTCTAGTTTATTAAATAACCACCTATGTTGTGGATATGCTTCCCATGCTTCGTAATCTTCTCTAATCATCACTCTTCAACATTTTTTGAAGTTCTGCTGTACTCCCTACGAATAATGCATTAGTAACATTTTTTGGAGCATTATCTGGAACCTCTTTCAGCTTCTTCATTTTCTCCTGTAAGTCTCCAAGTTTTTCTGTAACCTCTGCAACTTGTTTGATAAGGTTGCCTGCAACTTCGTATGTCCTTGGATGTTCTGACTCTTTAGCTAGTTCAAGAATACCAGTAATTGCATCATTTCCTCTTTCCACAAGGTTGTAGAAATTTTGTCTTTGATATTCATAATCGTTATCTACGTCCTGACTCACTTCTTGTGTAGGCATTTTAGAAACAGGATTCTCTACACTTTCCGTTTTATGGACATAGTTCCAAGGTTCTTTTTGTAAAGTTTCTACGTCATTTAAAATACCAAGTGCCTTATCAAGTTCTTTAGTAGGATCAGGCATAATGATTATTCTTTATCTGTTCCAGATACAGGGTCAAAGGTCTTTGCATCTTCAAAGAATGAGGTTGTCTCATTAAATCCAAAATCATCATCTGCTTCAGCATTTGAGGGTTTCGGTGTAACTTTATACCTTTGCTCTCTTGTTGGTGTTTTATCAGGCAAGTTGGCATACTGGTCAACTTGAACTGTCTTGATAACACCAGAGGAAGTAACAGGGCCGTATAGATAAAACTTTGCAGTAAAGTCCAGATTGTAGATAAGAGCCCTACGAGTTTCAAAATCACCTTGATAGTTGTCCTCATAAGAAATACTATTTAAGACAATTGGTACATCTCTCTTAATACCCATATCTGCCATATCATTCACAGTGAGTGTATAGTCTGGTTGAAAGAAAGGTAAAATCTGTTCTACAATCTGTAGTGCGTCATCAGACTGTTTTGCCATAACGTACAACTGAATTGATAGATTATAAGGGACAGGCATATACTGTGTGTCAAGTCTATTTGAATTAGCACCCTTTACCTTTTTAAATTTCTGTACTCTATTGAGTTTTCTAGCAGGGTCATAGGATAAGTTTTGTATTTCAAAACCGATACGTGGTAGAGTAACCGCAACTTGTTTTGATAGGTCAGCATCTTCATTCAAACGAACTAACCACTTCTGACGAGGGCCATACGCAAGAGGAACTTTCATCGTTTGCGTTATATTTCCATCGTTGTCCTTACGAACTAACTGAATATTATTAAATGTTGTTCCAAATGCAACAATAACTTTTCTTATACTTTCATGATAAAACTGCTGTCCTAACATAATTAATTACTCCCTACATCCCCAAATGGATTTGACTCACTAAAGTCTAATATTGTATCATCAACAGAATCAAATAACTCATTTTGAGAGTTTTTATCAGATGACATATCTCCTATTATATAGGACTCTTGAATTAGGTATTCTCCTGTTTCTGAAATTAGAGAACCAGCCGATGTTGTCATATCACTATCTTCGTGTGCAACAAGTTCGTCTGATTCAGTTTCATGAATGATACGACCAATATTAGGTTCTAATTGAACAGCATTTACTGTCGCTGTATTTGATTCCAAAGTAAACTGGAACTCAGATGATGCTACACTTAGTGCATCTTCAATCTCATCTATAGTATCTATACCAGTATTAAGTTCTTCAGAACTATAATCAAACAGACGGCATCTTAGTTTATATACTGGATTATTATCTAACTGAAAGAAAGGTTCATCATGATCTACAAAATTAACTTGGAACATCTTTTTAAGAATAGGATGATATATTGCGTCACCCTCAAAAGGACGATCTGAATCCGTTGCATCTGTCTCTGATAAAATATAAAAATCACTTCCCTCTAAATCTGTTGATATAGCTGCAAGTGTTCCTGCCTCTAAAAGAACAGAACCACCCTCTTCACTATCAGTTCCCGACTCAATTGTAATCTGTTTTGTAAGTTCTTGAAATCTTAATTTGTTTACAACAAATGTTGCTTCACTTAAATTCTGTAAACCAAACTGGTTCATGATTTCTCGTTCACCAGCAAACCCACCATCTCCATTTTCCATATACATTTCTATTTTAGCTGCATCTCTGAAAATAGAAAGAGAGTCCTCTCCAAAAACAGTGTCCTCTGCGACAATAGTTCTGTCTATGTAAAATACATCATGACCGTATATCTGAATTGCCTCTGCAACCAGATTACTATAAAGACTTTGTTCTGTTGCAACTGCAGCTACGTTACTGGTGTGGAAATGTTTATTGACAGCCATTCCATTACCCTATCATGTAATTCACTGGTAACTCAAAGGCCAACTGTATCTGCTCTTCTAGTCTTTGTTGTTCCTCTATAGCTTGTGAATAAATAGTTTCGCCGTTCATCGTAACACCACCAAGCATTGCAACACCATTAAATTTAGATAGGTTTGCTCCCCATTGTTTTTTAATCAATGAGGTTGCATATCGTTTTAGATAGATGTCATCAAATATATCAGTATACGTTGTAGGATCAAGTTTACGATAACACTCTATAACTATAAACTCATCAACTTCCATATCATTTTGCCAGTCCATATCAATATAAAGACGGTTCTGATGTTGATTAAAACGAATAGGTGTTTCACCCACAAGAATATGCTCTAGAAAATCTAGGTGTTGCATTGTCTGTTGATAATGCATAACTGATGTTGAGGAGAAATCATACAAATCATTTAATCGCAATTGATAACGAACATCAAAGAGGTTTCCTCCACCACCAGTATCAGTGAGAGGAAATACTTTTACCACTGAAACAATTGTATCTGGTACAGGTATAAACCCTTTACCTTCTAACCAATCAGCAGAAATACCACTATCAACTTTATCTGTAACAGAGGTTGTTGAGTTTGTTATACCTCTATCAAGCTCTGCTTGAGTTATCTTGTGTTTAAGATACATTCTCTCAATACCATCATAGTGATACTGAGCAAAATACTGTAGTGCCTCATCTAAACGATCATCAACTTGGTCATCAGACACGTTGATATCAATAACTCCATCACCAAGAGAGCGTAAACAATATGATTTCAGAGTTGCTTTCGTAGAAGGTATGGCCATTTTACAATCCTTTCTACATATTTATATGTTTAAAAGTCTGTGTTATTATCTATTATGATGGTTCAGTTGGCCAAGTAATATCGTCAGGGTCAGATTCAGATGCAGGCAAATCTCTGAGAGCTTGACGATACGTTTTCCAAGCACTGCTCATTGTAACATCACTCATTCCACGCCAGTCTGACGCTTCAAGTTTAGCATTGCGGGCTCTTCTAATAGATGCCCATTGTTCTTCATCAGTTTGGTCAACAGCAGTATGAGTTAATGTAACCGTCTGTTTGTCTTTGTCAATAGTAGTGGTTGTATCCCCACGTTTCTTTCCAGAAGTGACTTCTTGTGTAACTTCAGTAGCTTTAACCAAAACGTAATCACCTAAATCTAAAGGTCTTTGATCACCTGTATATACAATATCCATCGTATCTGGTATTTTAACTCGACCTACAGAACTGCCTAATCTAGTAGCTGTTCCATCTGATTTTTTAAGTAAGTAGTCCATATTTCTTTTCCTTATTATGATGGCCCAAAAACAACAAATGAAGCAGCGTTGTGTTGAGTTGTTCCAGAATAAGCCACGGTAAAAGCTTCAGATGAAGCGTCAGCATCAAAACTTCCATCAGCGCAACCAGTTTGTGTACCCGAACCTGTTGGGCTTCCAGCATCTGGGCCAAGTCCAACATCGGTTCTTTCCGTAAGGTTGCTGGAAAAAGTCAGAGTATCACGATTCTCACCGTTGGCATGGATTTCAAAACCCATGACAACCTGCCCTGCTTCAATATCAAAAGATTTTGAAATTGTGGTTCCTGATGATGTTGCCGTTGCCGATAAACCGCTCTTGAAAACTAAATCTGTTCCCTCGTAGACATATATTCCACCTCGCTTCGTAGTCCTTTGGTATGTTGTTACAATGTCCTTCGTTGTGCCTGATGTAATTGCACCGCCTGTAAATCTATAAATTGAAATTGTTGCATGATTGTTCCCAATAAATTCAAAAACTTGAGTGCCAGAATCACCACCACAAGTAATACCAGACATCCCATCAGTGCCACCGCCACCACCTATTGTTACCGCAGCAACAAGAACAACACGACTTGCTCCCGTGTTACTTCCTATACTAACACTGCTATAGGTATTTGCGGTGAAGTCTTCAAGTGTACTACCAGAGGAACCACTAGCCGTGAACCCTACAAAATTAAGCACTGAAACTGGTGTAGCTGCTGGAGCAAATACAGGAAATAAACTCATTGTAGGGCAACCACATGAACTTGTTTAAAGTCACCCATCACAGTACAGTAGAGAAAAAAGTCATGACCGTTTGTTGTCGTTAGTGAATCGCCAGTTGCTTGAGTAAAGCCACTCACAGTCAGAGTACCAGCACTGGCATTATTTGTATACTGAACAACGATTGTACTATCCTCAAGTTGAGGCACTAAAGTATGAGCTCCTCCATTCGTTACCTTTTGGAAATTGCCGTTAAAAGCACTTAAATTTACAGTTAAACTTGAAACTGTTCCATGATCAAATATAGTAGCAGCAAAACCAGTGTTTGCAGCAAGTTGACCACCACCACTAAGGAAACTATCAGCAGCTACATCCTCTAGTAATAAATTATCACCAGCATTTGTTGCAGAACCATCTGTTCCACCAGATTCAATCTCAAAATGATCATTTACATGAGCAGCAGTGTCAATTGATAATTTATCATTAATTGACTCAGCAGAAATAGTCCCAGTAACTTTTAAATTACCTTCGATTTTCTCTGCGGCTCCTGTTCCACTTGGTGCTCTTCCAAAGTATGGCATTTATTCTCTCCGTTAACTAGGTTCCGTGGGCCAAGTAATATCATCTGGGTCAGACTCAGATGCTGGCAAATCTCTTAGAGCTTGTCTGTAAGTTTTCCAAGCACTAGACATTGTGGGGGAATCAGAGTAAGACATCCAATCTGATTCAGCAAGTTTAGCATCACGTTGTTCTCTAATAGATGCCCATTGTTCTTCATCAGTCTGATCAACAGCAGTGTAAGTCACTGTGACTGTTTCTTTATCTTTATCGCTCACAACATTTGTAGAACCACGTTTCTTTCCAGAAGTGACTTCTTGTGTAACTTCAGTAGCTTTAACCAAAACGTAATCACCTAAATCTACTGGACGTTGATCGCCTGGAAATATTGTATCTGTCTGGTCAGGCAGTTGTAGTCGTGTGACTGTACCACCTAAATCTACTGTTGACCCATCTGATTTCTTTAGTAAATAATCCATATTTTTTTCCTTTATGATGCTACCTCAAATGACGCAGCAGACATTGCACATAGACTTATTCCTACACTTGGACTAAAAGAAACAGTTCTACCACTATCTGCATCTGCAAGGGCTATAGAACCGCCTGTTTGTGTAGTCCTTGGCAACATATTTTCGTCAAAATTTTCTGTTACGCCTGTCCATGTAGCAGTAGGAGTTGAACTGCTGCCAGTTTGAGTTGCAGCTGCTATTAAATAACCGCCAGCTGGAACGTCAATAGTAAAAGAAGGCGTTGTATCACCATCCGTAGCAGTGTCATGAGCTGATGCATTTGCTCCATACATAGCCCAAGCTGCGTACCCACATCTGTCCTTTGCTGTTGACCATGTTATAACAACATCACCTGTTGTGCCTGAAGGGAGTGCTACAATCCATAGTTCGGCTCTACTATTGTCACCTCCTGATGCCCTGACAACTAAAGATGCACTTTCGCCTGCAACAGTTACAGTATTAGCATCTGCTGCACTAGCAGTTGCTGTCAAAGCTGCAATAACAATATGGCGATCTGTTGCCGCAGTTCCTAGAGCTACTCCACTAAATGTAAAAGTCGTTGCATTAGGCGCTACACTCGTTCCATCACTACTTGCAAAACTACCAGTGACAACAGCCTTTTTAAGTGGTGAGAAAACAGGAAATAAACTCATTGTAGTGCAATCACATTTAAATTCTGAAAACTGCCGATTACAGTACTAAAAAGCAGGAAATCGTGCCCGTTTGTTGTCGTCAACGAATCGCCCGTTACCGTGTCATAGCCACTTACAGTCAGAGTGCCAGCGCTGGCGTTGTTTGTGTATTGTACAACAATGGTGCTGTCATTTGACTGAGGCGCAAGCGTGTGGGCTCCTCCATTGACTCCCTTTTGAAAGTTACCGTTTGCTTCATCCAGCGTTTCTGTACCAGAAGTATTAGTCCCAAGGTCAAAGGTTGTAGCACTAAAACCAACTGCACCAATCACACCAGCAGTTAACATATTGGCTGGAACTTTTGTTACACTCATTTATTTACTCCCCAGTTTTATCATGATGGTTCATCCGGCCAAGTGATTGTTCCTTGCACAGTTGTGTCATTATACTTCGATGGCAAATCTCTTAACTCTTGACGATACGTTTTCCAAGCACTAGACATTGTGACATCAGAATTGGCCATATAATCTGACTCAGAAAGTTTTTCATTACGTTCATTTCTGAGTGCCTCCCATGCTCTTGTTGGTGCTGCATCGTCCCAAGTTTTTTTAGCCGCAACACGTTCAGCTTGTTCTTCATCAGTAAGCTCAACAATTTCTACACCTTGTCCTAGCCGAGCAGAAACTACAGTTTTTTTGTCATTTGCCATTATGCATTAGCCTTTCTATAAAAAAAGAATTTTCCTGTTGCTATATTTGTTGAACTACTAAGGTAAATCTTGATAGCTGTTACAGCTTCGTCAGTGGTTCTAAAGAAAACAAAATCTTGACTCAGCATATTTCCAGACTGCTCTTTGCCGCCACCGTGGCCACGGGACATTGTATTTGCACCACTATCTGCTGGGTTCAAAATCTCTATGGAAAAACAATATTGTTCATTACTTCCAGTTCCAGCTCCCTGTCCTAATAATCGCACTTGAGAAGCAGAGGTACTTGACTCAGCAGTTTTTGAAGTATTTAAAATTCCACCAGTAACATATGCATAACCAGACGTTTGAATTGTTGGTGTAGCACCAGTTCCGTATTGTACATACAAATCCTTGTTGTCAGATGCAGGCACAAAGTCATAGCAGTTCACCATGTAATCGTATCCAGATTCCATACCTGTAAATGTTACATTAGCCGTATCAGATGCAGTAACACCCGAAACAAATTCCCATCCTGTTCCAGAAGCAGTTGCAAAAGTTGGCGGTGATCCAGCACCAGCAGAAGTAAGCACTTGACCAGAAGAACCTGTTGCTACAAAAGCTGGATCGCCTGAAGCATCAAATGTAATTAAGTTTCCGTCTGTACCACCAGCAAGTTTTGCTAAAGTAACTGCGTTATCAGCAATTTTAGCAGTTGCAACTGCATCATCAGCAATTGTTTGAATTGAACCTACTGTAAAAAATTGCACTACAATATTATTTGATGCTGCTGGGGGTGCAGTGGTAAAAGATAGCGTTGTACCAGATACCGTAAAATCAGTTCCATTACGTTGCATAACACCAGATATTCTGACAAAAACAGCATTAGTAGTTGATGATTGTGACAACGTAAAGTTTGTTTCTGATCCATCCCCTGTGAAGGTCTGGGTAAAAGCATCTGTAATTGCTCCTGGCTCATTACCTAGATATGGCATTAGGTTATCTCCATTACACTTAACGTAGCATCTAGTTTACTAGCAGTTTTTGCTCCTATTGTTAAGACATCTGTAGTTTCCATGACAATTTTCTGTCCAGCAAAAACTTCAAGAGTAGAGTCAGCAGGAATTGATACTTCATTGAGAAGTGTGACACTCTCGTTGGCTGCATTATTTGCTCCAGTTCTATTTGCTGTATCACTTGCAAGTTTAACTGTAACGTCTTGTTCAGCAGCATCTTTGTTACAGATGTTTAGTCCAAGAATAACTGATGTTGTTGAACTTGCAACTGTATATATTGTACTGAACGTACCACTATCAACAGCAACATCTGCTATCGTAAAAACTTTAAAGGTATTGGCCATTGATTAATCTCCATTTGTCAACTATTTATAATATTTATAACACTTATCCCAAAGCAATTGCAAGTGCTGTTGCTGAACTCTCTGTTAAAGTAACCACTCTTGATAGTGCAGCTTTTCTGTTTGTTCCACCAGCGCCATCATCTACTATAATTAAATCTGTGGTTTCTAAGGCAGCACCAATGTCTGTTCCACCATCAATATCTAAATCTACAAGTGCGATAGAACCATCAGGAAATACAGGTGCTTGTGAGAATGTGACAACACCGTTAGCTGCAATTGCAATCGAGTCTGCATCAGAAGCAGAACCTATCTGTCCATCATCTGCAACAGTGATACCACTACTATGAACATCTCTCTGACTAAAAGTTACTGCACCAGCAGCTGCAATCGTTATAGCATCTGCATCAGTAGAAGTTCCTATAGTTCCTCCGTCTTTAATAACAATGTCATCTACAAAAGTAACAATACCAGTAGATGCAATAGTGATTGCAGAGGTTGAACTGGCAACACCGATTGTTGCGGCATCTTTTAAGATTAGGTCATCGACTAAAGTGACAATACCTGTAGAAGCGATGGTGATTGCAGAGGTTGAACTGGCAACACCAATTGTACCACCGTCCTTAATTAGTATGTCATCTACAAAGGTTACGATACCACCAGATGAAATCTGCATTGCAGACGTAGAACTAGCAGAACCAATATTACCATCATCAGGAACAATCACACCACCATCAGCAGAAAGTGTAATAGTAGTGGCAGAAATTGCACCATTGAATATTGCTTTACCAGCATCACTCATATCAAGAGTCAATGCGGTTATATCAGAACTACCATCTGTTCCCTTAAAGATGATATCTGTGTCACCAGCCTGTGCGTCAATTGTGATGTTACCAGTTGACGTAGCAATCGTAACGGCTGCATCACCAATAGATATATCATCTGCTGCGGTTGTACCACTAGAAACACCATCAACGTCCTGTATGAGTTTATTAAACTCTACACGAAACTCCTCTAGACTTTTATCTGGTGTAATTGCACTTGCTGTAATTGCCATTATTCTTTACTCACTAATTGTTTTAGTAGAGATTTTATTTCGTGCATCTCCGACTTAATGTTATTTATTTCCCTTGTTGCAGTCCTTATCTCATCTCTTGACTGTTGTGCCTCTTGTGCTCGTTTCTTAGCTCTATCATATGCACTACGATTACGATTTACTATTGCACCAGTATTCATATCTCTGGACAAATCTGGATGTCCTTCTACTTGTACAAATCTATCACTCATCTTATGTCACCAATGCTATCGTTCTAAAGTCTTTAATTCTTGGTGGTTCAGCACAGTTTGTTCCTTGCATAATAATCTTAATTTGAAAAGCAACAAACTCATCTAAAGGATCACCAATACCGTCATCTGTAACACCAGCAGTATAAACGTATTCTTTAAAGTCATCTTCATCTGCTGAAGGTGAAATACTCTCATCATCTACACCAGTTGTATTAAAGAACCTATATCCTAGATCATCAAAATCAGATGCATCATCAGTTCTCAAAATCTTAAACATAACTTTTAATGCTGTTGCTGGATTTTCTAGTGCAATCTGTTTTGTTAAATAAATTGCAGAATTATTGTCACCGTCTGGTTCAGTTGATGCAAAAAATTCAGTGGTTGGATATACATCAGAGGAACTATCAATATTATCTAATCTGTTTGCAACAGCAAGTAATGTTGCTCTCTGTAAATCAATAACTGGTGATACTGATTCTGAAGTTGTATTTAATGTTAAATCTACAAAGCAAGATTTAAAACCACTTAACTCATTTGTTTCATTAATACTAGAACAAGCCATATGTGGGGCTGCAAACTTATAGTTTTCGTTTAATGGAAACGTCCTTGCATTTGCAGAAGTTAATGTGGTAAATGAAGTTTGAGAACCACTTGGACTTGTTGCAGTAGTTGGTCTAATTTTAGAACTGATACTTGTATTAGGTAATTCCATAGCTCCAATTATAGTCTTAAAATAATCTATAATAGCATTTTCTGTTGCAGTTACAGAACTACCACCAAGTTCAGCAACACCAGTAGAACCGTCTGTTACTGGAGTTGTTGAAAGGGTAACTGTATAACTATCAATTCCAATGTTTGCAATTGCAGTATGTGTTTTATTAATCTCATAAAGAGGAACTTTATGTATCATAAAGAGTTCTACAGTAGCACCATCAGCATGAGCAGCTGCAGTAGTTCCTTGTTCTCCTCTAGACAAACTTGATACCGCTGTTCCACTAATACTAGTGTACTTCATAATCTCATCACCAATCTTAATGTGATATTCATTGGCTGCGGTTTTTGAATATTTACCAGATGTATCATCAAAGTTTGTTCCACTTGTTAGTGTAAGACTTGTTGCAGTGGATGTAATTGCACCATTCAGTGTAGTGGTAATTCCAGTAGAAACACCAGAGATGGTAACATTGTTACTTGTCGCATACATATGGTGATTTCTATGTTTAACTTGTAAGACTGTACTACCACCTGTCATAATAATAGGATTATTATCAAGAGTTTTTACTGGAAGAGTTGAATTTTGTAATGTAAGTGTTCCAGCAGTATTTGTAGTAAACTTAGCCGTTTTCATAGTAAATTTTAAATCTTCTAAGAAAGAGGGTTGCCAAGCATTATTATTACTAGATTTAAATAATATACCAACATGAGGTTGTTCAGAAATTATTCTATTATCGCCAACATCATTTTCGCCCATTCTTGAAATCCAAACTTTATAAGCGTCAACTTTGGATAAGAGTGTTATACAATACTCTACTCCCTCTTTTACATATACTGGTGAATCAAAAGTAAATGTCGTTGCAGTTGCACCAGTACTAGAAATATTAACATCAGTAGGAGCTTTAACTACTCTACCAAATGGTAATATTTTAGGGCCAGGATAACCATTAATAACATTTCTAAGTTCTAATATAACAGGAAGTGTATCATCTTTTTCTGAGAAGAAAATATCAATAGAAGTTATAAATCTACCATCTCCATCTTTTGATCCCTGTACATTAAATGTTTGAGAAAGAGGGTCATCATCCCCATCCCCATTACCGTCAGCATCAAATCCAGTAGAAGCATCATCAAAACGTCTTGGTTCAATGGTTGATGAAGTAAGAGTTCTTTCTTGATTTACATTTGTTGAAGCAATAATTGCATTTCTTGTTGCAATAATAGTTTCTTGCTCAGTTTCAAGAATACCCTGAGCAAAGTAAATTGTTTGTCCAGCAGTTGTAATTTGATCTGTTAAAGCGTCTGCTGTTGAATTATCATCAATAGATGCAGCTGTACCTGTCGAGTTTGTAGAACTTGATGTTAATCTAAATTGCAACTCACCAGTTTTAAACTGAAGATTTCCTTGAACTTTAGGATCAGGTATTACAAAAGTGCCTTCTACTTTACCACTAGCATCAGTAATTAAAATATTTGTTGTACCATTAATTCCAGCTACAGGTGTTGCAACATCAGAATATGTAGAACTAGCAGGAGTTATGTGAACTCCAACATTTACCTTATCAAAGAAAGCATAAAGTCTTGTGTTTGGTCTAAAATTGTGTCCTGTAAATGTTATTGTTCTAGCTCTAAGAATAGGAATTACTGCCCTGTTTATAACTCTTAGTCCTCTTGACTCTCTATCAACTTGTTCAACAACTTCAGTCCGTATTCCTCTGCGTCTTTGTTGTTGGCGAGTGGTGAGAATAGTTCTTATACTATCTGCACCTTCACCACCATCTATTCTTTCTTCTGATCTGGTTGTGCCTGACCATTGAGTTTCCCAAGAGTTCCAAACTGTTCCTAATTGGTTTTCAGCTGATGTAGCTACAGCATCGAAGTTACCTTCAACATTAATAACAAGTTCTGGAGCTACTTCAGTTTCAAACCACTCATCACTATCTGGGGATATACTAATTATACCTACCCACTCAGGAGATAAGAATGGAGTTACTTTCTCAACTCTTGAAGCATAAGGTTGCGTAATGTGAGCTTCTTCAGTGTAAGGAAGAGTAATAAGATCACCAGTTTTTTGATAACCAACAGCTGTTCTCGCAGTGGTTGTAGAAATATTTTCCTCTAAGAAAAGTCCCTTTGTAATATGCTTTGGTCTAAGATGACCAAGTTGCATATCTACAGAACACTCATAATCTTTGTGTTCTGTATCAGAAAGTCTATGACCACTAAAGTTATCAACGACAAATCCAGCTTTAAATCGACTAAGACCATTTGCATCTGTTATCTCAAAACTTTCTGCATCCCTTTCAAGAAGATTAAGTGCAGTATAGTATTCCACATTATCAAGTCTTCTCTCTAATTCACCAATATCTTTCATAGTAAATCTTTGATTCTTTTCTCTAACTATCTGTACATCACTTGGTTTAAATGTGTATGCTGGTAAAGATAATGTAGCCAACTTCATAGTATTTTCTGGAAGTTTTGGTGCATTTGGAATTTCTGCTCCAATACCCTCGTTTACTAAAATATCTCCATTAGAACTCATGGACACAATTGCAACTTTTGGAAGAAAAAATTCAAAGTCTGATTGTATAAATGATCCTGGCTGACAAACATCTACTGTTGAGGAACCAGTTCCATCATACTGTCTTGCAAAGAAGTTAAAGGAGTTTCCTGTAACCTCATCTACAGTTTCTAGTGTAGATGATGTTCCAGCAATATCCTCAACTCTTGGTCTAAAGTCATAAGTATCTGTAAGAGGAAATTGACCAGAAGGTTTAGGAGCATCTGGATCAACTTTTGTCGCAGAATATGTTGGAATATCTTCATAACTCATTTGATCAGCAGAATCTACATATGAATCTACGGTGAGCAAATCTCCAGAACCATGTTCAAAATAATCGTAAATAACTAAAAGATGACCTGTAGGTGCAGAACTGCCTGGCTTTCTAACTATTCGTGCGATATCATAGAAGTTATCTCTTTGTCCTGTATCTAACTCATATCTACTTGTAACAACATCACTACCTAATGACACTGCTGATACTACAGCAGTGGCTCCAGAGGAATCACCAGTAATCGTATCGGCAATCGTAAATGTCCCTGTTTTAGCAACAAAACTAATTGGACTTGTTGTATCAATAATTCTACCAGTTGCACCAGAAGAAGAACCAGTAATTTTTTCACCTCTAGTAAATGTTCCTGTAATACTTCCAACTGTTAATTCTGGAGCTGATGCATCAGTTGATGTACTCTCTGAGTCAAAGACCGCAACTAAATTGAATACATCTGCACGACCAAGAGAAATTGTTCTGTCAGTAGGTCTTGTTCCAAATGCATGAGTTGCCGCATCCGTAACTTTGAGTTGTTTCATTAAGTTAGTTGTTTTAGTTTTGTGTGTTACGGAAGTTTTAAGAATTGTTGCAGACAGTTTAACTTTTGCAGCATTACCTAAAATTGTATTATCTGTTATGGTTAATGCAGCACTACCAGTGCCAGAAGTTTTACCAGAAATACTTACAATATCTCCTTGAGCTCCTGTTCCACTACCAGCAGTAAGAATAGACATTGTGTAATCTTTTTCTGCAAAAGCAACAAATGTTTCATTCGATCCAGCACTAAAGGATACAACACCAGAAGAGTTTGTTGTTCCTGTAAATTGCCTTCTTACTGTATATTGAGTATCAGTTGTACCAGCATTTGCAGTTGTCAAAAGAGTTTTAACAACTTTCTTTGGTAATTTAAAAATTGCTCTATTTTTTTCTGTGTCTTTAAGTCGTGCAACTTGTGGTAATTCTCTAGACACTTCACTAATACCATCTGCTTCAACACCTGTCTGTAATTGAACACCATCTAATAATACTGAATCACCAGAATCAGCACCTGTTGAATCTGTACCATCTAAAGCAATTGAGCCTTCTTCACCAGTTTGACTTTCTAGTACAAAGTCAGCAGTAAAATCTTGACCAGAATCAGCATCTTGCATAAAGACTGATCTTACATCACTAAAAGAAAATTCACTCACCTCACTAATAGTAAGATCAGCATCACTAGCATTTTCTACAATACCTCCTGTTTCAGATGAATCAGAAGCTATAATTTTTTCACCGGCACTAAATGTACCAACAACATTTGTCAAATTTACCAAATCATTAGAGGTTCCACTTGCAAAAACAAAACCAGTTGCATTAGAAGTAACACCTTTAATTTGTACACCACCATTTGCGTGACTTGCTAAAAGAGTAGGACTAGGCGTTCCACTTAATTTTAATTTAGTAAATGGTTGTATATCAAACATAAAGAGTTTGTATCTAGATGTATTATTGGTTGAGGTAGAACCTACTGTGCCTGAGTGATATTGAATTGATCTTGCTCTCGCAACACCTACAAGATTACCATTTGCTGTACCTCTTGTACTAATTTTATCATCATACAACTCTAATGTTTTAAATGCGGTTGCCTCACCACTAATAAATGTTATATCAGGAGTGCCATAAACATTCTCAATAAAAGCAAAGTTTCCTAAATCAAAAGTAGATACACCAGCATTAACCGTATCAAAATCTCTTGCCTTATTGATATCCTTAAATGTTGGAGCTATTCTCTCAATTTCAGTACCCTTAACGTATGCTTTGCCTGGACTTACTTGTAGTGCTAGTAAACTTGTACTTGCAGTATTTCCATCATCAGTGGTTGCACCAGCTGTAAACGCTCCCTTGAAATCTTCGTTTCTTACAGAAGTATCAACACACTCTCTAGAAGTAAATTGAAAAGGTCTTACTGTATAGTCACCAGACTCATCAAATGTTCTTCTTGCTAAAGTTTCTTCTAACACAGAATATTCAGTTGCTCTAACTATAGATTGTATAACACCACTTTTAACATCAATTAACTCAACAAAAGAACCATCAGCAGTTGATCCTCTATCAAGTTTTGCTAATGCCAATGAAATTTTAAGTCTATGAGCGCCCTTTGCAGCAAAGTTATTTGCACCAGTGGCATTGTCTAATAGAGTTGTGTCCGACTCAGGAGTAACAAGTGTTTCTGTAACTGTAAAACCAACACGATATGATGGAGTGTCACTATACTTATCAAGAACTAGTGTTTCCTCTGAACAAGTTACAAAGAAACCACGTATATAATAAACACCAGCTTGAACATTTACAGCAGAACCTTTTCTAGATGCTGGGCCAGTAGACCCAGCAAGATTTGCAACAGAAGAACCAGCAGCTGCACTGAACTGAGAAGTGAAAGTTGTTGCCGATGCAACTCCAGAGGAGTAAGCAGTAGTGTGGGTTATACCAGCATTTGCAGAAATATTTTCTCCGTCAGCAAATACTCTAGTAACATTATCTGTACCTGTCGCAAGATATCTAAGATAAAGAGTTGGTTGATCAGTTGAAGTTGCAGCATCAAAACCAATGACTACAGCAGTAACACCAGTAGTTGCACCAGTGATTGTTACAGGAGTTGTTGCATTAAAATATTGTGATGGATCAATTGTCTCTGAAGCAAAGGTAGATGCAAGTTTTAAAGAATAGTAACTATTATTATAAGAAACAGCGCCAGGAATAACAACAGCACCTTCTTTAAAAATATGACTTCCATGTTTCTCAATTTGATTTTGAAGAACAGATTGTAATTGGGTTAACTCTCGAGCTTGTATTGCAAAGCCAGGACGAAACAAAGTACGATGAAAATTGTCTGTCTCATCAAAATCATCATAATATGGTGAAACATTTAGATCAGTTTTTTGTACCACTTTAGAACTCCACTATAACTTTAATATCTTCAGTTTGGTCTGTCGATCTTGAAATTGGTTTTCTTAGTTCTCTATAAATTATATTACCACTATCGGGTTGCAGTTCTGGATTTGCATGACCATCAGTAAAAGTTATAGTGTTACTACCAGCCAAGGTAACAGCAGAGTCAGAAGATGCATCTGGTGTTCCAGTTGCACCAGAGGTTGCACCAGTGACCGTTGCAGCAGTGCTGAACGCAACATAAGCACCAGTTGAACTATTTGTTCCATAGTCTGCAAATCTTTCCTGTTGGTAATAAAGAATTTTCAGAGTGCTATCCCATTCAACAACTCTACCAATCGCACCAGTTGTTGCTTGAGAGATTTTCTCATCTACTTGGAAAGTGCCAGGCGACCCACTAAATTGCATGGCGTAGGTAGTTCGATAAGACGTTGCAGTTCCTACAGTAGATGTTCCAAACGTGGTAGGGTCAGCAACCAGATTAATATTTCTGAAATCGTTACCAGTTAGAAAGTCATCGTTGTCAGCACCATCTAAACTTGTTTGCATCATTACATAATGACCACCAAGTTGAGCTGCATTGTCAGAACCATGTCCACCTTTAGGACTGATGACAACTGAGATAGCTGCACCAGAACCACCGATATCAGAAGAAGAACTTAAAGATGTATCAGAGAATGTAAAACCAGAACCAAGATTAACTGTTCCAAATGTGTATCCAGCACCAGCTTGTTGCACACCTGTGTTACCAGTTGATACTGCTGAGATAACATTACTTGCAACTGTAATTTTTACAATTGCACCACTTGATGTTCCTTGACTTGTTCCATCTCCATAAACAGCTGCATAGTATGTGCCGTTTGTCAAACCACTTCCAGTGTTTGTAACTATGATTGATTCAATCGCACCATCAGTTGCAGCTGCAGATACCGTACTGTCTGTAGATACTGGCATAAAATCTGTTGTCATAAATGTTGCTTGTTGAGATGCACTAATGGTATAAAGATACTTTAGTGTGTACCCACCTAGAACAAAACTTGATGTTGATTCAGATGTAGGTTCTGCACCACTATAAGCACTTCCACCATTGTTGTCAAGAACAAGATAAACACGGTTGTCTGAAGTTCTAAAATAGAATGTAGAATCAAATATATTTGTCGCACCAGAGGTTGTGGTATTTGATGCACTAATATTATGTTCGTACATATCATAAGTCGTGCTATTTGCCCAATCTCTACGAGGAATTACTTTTGATATATTAGATGTCGTAATCTTCTTTGCAGCAATAGCAGAGTCCCAAGTGTAAAACTCACTACCAATATCATCTGCTGGAGTAGGTGGAGAGTCATCAGACCCACCAGACGTTCCAGAGGTGAACGGCATCGACTTACCTATCATAAGATAATACACTGTTGCAGAGGCTTCACTGAAAGACTCAAAAAACTGAGTGGCATTATGTTGCCTAAATTTCTCTGTAATAATTGCTGTCATTTGTTTTTCCTCTATATCTTCTTTTATTTATACTCACTAATAAATGAAATTATTTATTAATTACATTATACCTGTTTTGTTTATAGTCTTATAGACTCATAGAATGTTGCAGTTTCTAAAATTATATCATCACCCACACCAGTGTGACCAGTTGTTGAGTGCCTATCTAATAAGAAGTTTGCACCACCACCGAAGTCCTCTAATACTAAAGCACCTACTGGTCTTGTGGTTACATCACTACTATATGTGTATGGTTCTATATCTGAGTTAGTAAAGTTCTCAGAGGGAATAACACCTTTCGTATTGAAGCCATGAGAAGAGGTTGTTCTCACCTCATCCTCTGGTATTAGATACTGTTTTTCTAAAATGAGTTTATTGTTAGTTCCAGCAGAGACAGTTAAATCCTCTAGTAAGAAAGAATCTCCATGAGATTGCGGTGCAGTAGTTCCATCTTCTTGTTTAAACGAACCTATCTCATCTTGCTCCATAACAATATTAACAAGATTACCACCATCTGTATCTGCTAAGAATCTAGCAGGACGAATGATATCTTCTATTGTCATATAACTATGATTGAATGTTACTTCTCCAAGAATTTTACCTCCACTATGATTACCATGCAAGTCAAGAACACCACTTTCTAAAGTAATGTTGTCTCCAGCATTAGTACTAGAACCATCTGTTCCATCCAAAACTATTGTATGAGAAAAGTTATAACTACCAAAGTCATCAAAGGCAAATCCACTCCCAACATTGTCATCTACTGCATCTTCAAATATTATCTTATCTCCATCACCTGTTATTCTGTTCACATTACCCTTTACATTAATTTGTTCAAAACCAGTAAGAACTAATTTTCCTGAGCTAGATGCACCCACAGTTCCTATTTCTAAATCAATTGCAGCAGGGGCATTACCAAATGGTGATTCTCCCATAGTTATTAAACCATTAGGAAGAGAACTTGAATTTTTATTAGGTAGATGTACTTTACTTGTTACTCTAGATATTACACTAACATCTTTGTTTGTTACATCACCTTTACCAGCTGTTTCTAGATACTGATTTCCACCCTCCTCGTTGAGTAAAGAATTAGTATCACCTATAGGTTCTGCCAATAATTTAGCAGATGGAGCATCTTCAGATATAAACCTATCACCAGCATTAGAGCTAGAGGAGTCTGTTCCATCTAACAAGAAATAAGTTTTAGATACAGTGACGCCTGGAAATAAATTTCCTCCGTCCACTGTTCCTTCTGGTTCTAAAAGTAAATCGTGAGTTACCTCTACTCCTGTCTCAGAAACTATTCTGTTTCCAATTTCTGCACTTGACAAAGACTCTTCAACAATAATTTGACCAAGGCCGTTTTCTAAAGATAAACCATCTCCAGCAAAAATAGTAGGAATGTGGAAATCTTCTAGAATTATTTCATCATCGCCACCTTCTTCATTCTCTACTAAAAACTTAGTTCCTAAAGGAGTAAAGTTATCGTCTTCTAATAAAATCTCGTCATCAAAATTACCAACACCATATTCCATAACACCAGTAGTTCTGGAAACTTGTTCATCAAAAAGAATGGTAAATGTAGATGCCAGAATTGATGAGAACTCACTAGTAAATCCAGCACCAAGACTTGCACCAGCAGTTGGTATTGCTGCAGATACTAGAGATGCAATACTAACTTTACCAAATACATTGAACCCAGCTGGATGTACTGCTTTCTTCAACTCTGTTAGATAGTCTGCTTGACTAGATGCAGTTTCGATTTCATATGAGAACTGTTGATAATAAACAGAGTCTTGGATTCTGTTTAAGTCTTCTCCGATAAGACTTTCAATACTTACACCATAGGAAGGAACAGTTTCAGCTTGAGTTCCGATAGACGTTGTACCTTTTGCAATATCAACACTTACAATTGTTCCAGACGCACCACTCGAATCCGTGATAGTAGTTGTCTCCGCAGAGAAATCTATTGGTTGTTCATTTACTATATTGTCTCCGGCAGAGGCTGAACTTGAGTTAGTTCCGTTCAATGCGATATTGCCAGATGCAACTTCAATGTCATTTAGTAATGCAGAATCAGCATCGGTGCTAG